CTTTTTGTTGTTCTTCAGTTGCATTCCTTAAAAAATAATAGCGTTCGTCTATATGCCCGCCCGCATACATTCTTAAGTAGTTGTCAAGTTTTACAAATTTTTGAAATTCCATAATTTTAAATTAAGATTAATAAAAAAGACGCACCCGTTAAAGTGCGTCATCTGTTTTAAATTAGTATTCAAGTTGATAATCGTATTTATTCATAAACCCGTCATAAATTACATTGTATGCCATTTGCGACCAGCTCGTGAATTTTTCCCCTGTTAATTCGTCTATTGATTCAAACGGGCAAAGTTCAAAAGCCTCGGCAATCTTTCGGGCTTGGTAAGTGTAAATAACTTCCTCAAGTCCGTCAATAATTTCGTGGACGTCATCCAAAGCATTTCCTTGATACTTCTCGCTTGTGTATCCGTAATCATCCACCAGGGTCTCATATATGCCAGGAATGACTACTTGGTTAATGTGGTTTTGTATTGAATGGTTTGAAGTGTAAATATTTTTTTCCATTGTTATTAATTTAAATTAGACTTCTTTTGTAGGTCATCCCCTGACCTTTTGAACTGCTATATTATAAAGTATTTTTTTAATATCCAAATTTTTTTTATTGTCGACAATGATTTTTTTTACTTTTTATTTTTAACTTATTGATTTACAATTATATACGAGGGTTACAACTCCACTATTTTTTTTTGTTTTTGGGGTGTTTTGTTTTGGTCGTAAATCGTGGAATGGGTGGGATTGGTTCGGGTCTCTTTAGATGAAAACTACTTTTTTTGTCTCTGGGTCGCACACACAAACGACAAAAATTTTTTTATGACTTCGTTTTTTCTGTGGGGGGTGGGTCAAAAGTTTTGGATTTGGTCGGCAGTCGTTGATTTTGTATTGTATAGTAACCCAAACACTCAACATATCTACCGTGGCAATTTTTTACGACAGTTACCTAACTATATATAATGGTGTGCAGTTATTTGGCGTACTTTTTTGCCACACAAAATATTATTTATATATTTGTTTTTAGGGTAATGAATATTACTTGGGGTTTTTGTGAATTGTGATTGAAAGGGTTTGAGGTTATTCTTGAATCCTTTCTTTTTAAATGAGATCATTATGGATATTAGATTTATTGTACAGCCACCTTATGCGATGATGGTTGGGATGGAGGCTATCACTAGTCTTACGGTAGAGGATAAAGTTGTAGTTGATGGAATTACTTTACATCTTTTGTTATTTTCTATAGAGTTTATGTGGTAAAACCCTCAATAAGTGTTATATTTGGTGCATTAATTTAATCTAATATAACATGATAGAAAAGGAAATAGACTTTAATCAAGATGCGAAACACAAATTAAGGTCTGGCATAAACAAAATAGCGGATGCAGTTAGTTCTACATTAGGAGCTGCAGGTACTACAGTAATTTTAGAAGATGATTTAGGAAGGCCACAGATCACCAAAGATGGCGTGACAGTGGCTAGGTATGTAAATTTATCAGATCCGGTAGAGCATTTAGCTGCTGAGGTAGTAAAGCAGGCTTCAATAAAAACTGCAGATGAAGCTGGATATGGTACTACTACATCTATTGTATTGGCTCGTGCTATAGTGAATAACTCTTTAAGTGCTATTGAAGAGGATAGTTCTTTAAATGTTACAGGACTTAGAAAAGCAATAGAGGGGTCCTGTGATTTAATTACCTCCTTTCTTGATAGCAAATCAAAGCCAGTGGACAAAGATTCTTTAGAAAGCGTAGCGTCAATATCTGCAAATAATGATTATGATCTTGGAAAGATTATTGCCCAGGCTTATGATAAGGTGGGTGTAGACGGCGTGGTTACTATTGAAGAGTCTATGGGGTCCAATACTTATGTTGATATAGTTGAGGGAACAAGAATAAAAAGAGGATTCAAGTCTCCTTATATGATAACAGACAAAGAAAAAAACCAATGTGTATTAGAAAACCCCTATGTATTAGTTTCAGATAAAAAGGTAAATACTATAGAAGATATTGAAGTTCCCCTGAAATATGCAATGGGGTCCAAAAAACCTCTCCTGATTATATCTGAGGTAGAGACTGCAGTTATGAATACTTTGAATGTAAACAAGTCAAGAGGGGTACTTCAGGTAAATGTATTGTCCCCAGAGGGAGTAGGTCTAAACAGATTTGAGCTTTTAGAAGATTTAGCAGTTATGACTGGAGCCGTTGTAGTATCAGATGACACAGGAAATGACTGGAATGGTGTGACAGCTGAGTTTCTTGGCGAAGCCAAAAAGTCGGTGTCCACAAATAAAGAGACTATATTAACCCTAAATTTAAAAAAAACTGCTGACGCAGTTAAGGCACAAGCGGAGCGAGTAAAATCCATTTTGAAAAATAAAGAAGATGTTGATAATGATTGGCACTATAAGGATCGACTATCTAGATTATCAGGAGGAATAGCAGCAATATTTGTTGGCGCATCTACCGAGATAGAAATGAAAGAGAAAAAGGATAGAGTAGAGGATGCTGTTTCTGCTACTAAGGCAGCACTTGAAGAAGGAATACTTCCAGGAGGAGGGGTTGCTCTTTACAATGCAGTGTCAAAATTAAATGGACAAGTCCTTCGTGGTAAAACTAAAGAGATAAGAGCAGGGGCCAGAATATTACAAATGTCATTGATGGAGCCTATGAAAACTATTTTGCTTAATGCAGGAGTTAAGGTAAAAAAGATAGAAGATCAAATGGTTGACTCTGGAAGATTTACAAATGGATATGATGTAAAAAAAGGCAGGTTTGGTAATCTATATACTATAGGGATCATTGATCCTTTGAAGGTTACTAAGAATGCATTGAAGAATGCTGTATCAGTTGCCACCACAATCTTACAAACAAACTGTGTAATATCTAATAAAAGAGCATGAGAGCAATAGGATCATATGTAATACTAAGAAAACAACAAGAGGAGGTAAAAAACTCTATGGGCCTTATTATGACAGAGGCTAACGAAAAAGATATTAGATACAAGCTTGCGGAAGTTGTGAGTGCCGGTGATGACGTTAAGGACCTAGACGTAGGGGCTTCCGTTTTTTATGATTCTGCAGCCAGCTCTGATATTAGAATAGATGGAGAAAAACTTGCTGTAGTTCATGATAGGAATGTAGTTATTGTTCTGTGAAGCTTTTTGATTTACCAGACGATAGTTTATCTCTAATTACCAAACACGAATTTCAAGGAATGGATTTTGTTTGGTACAATGAGCCATGCCTTCATTTTGACTTAGAAGATTTGTATGGCAGAATACAGTCTTTTGATCAATTAGAGTATTATGCAGAAATATTTTTGCACTTGAATCCTGACATATCAAATAACTTATTTACCGGGATGTTTGTTTTTTTGTCTCATAGAGAAAATGGAAAGACTATTAGAACATATGGAAGTGCAAGAGTTACGGATATGACCAACAAGGTTTACAACGAAAGAGTCACTCCCTGGTGTAGAAGAAAGAGGAGAGTAGTTTTCAACCCAGAAAAAATAATTTCTAAAGAAGAGAAGCTTAGTATAACTGCACAACTTTTGAGCAAAGGAGTCTCTTTTACAAAAGAAGATGTACTAAGAGCTCTTGACTCTTTATATCGAGCAAAGATAATTGCAACACAAGAAACTTTGTCTGACCACATTGGCTGTAGTCAAAGAACAATATCAAGATTAATAGATAGTGAAATCAAATCAATTATGTCAAATAATAATATAACAACAAGAAGAGAAAATAAAATATCAAAAGCTATTGAGTGGATAGATGTGTTGTCTTCTGAAGGAGAGGGCCTGAAAATGAGATACTTAAAAGATCTTACAAAAATTAGGGACTACTCTATACTTAAAGAAGCTTTATCTAGGTACGAGAATCATTTGTAGTTTTTGCATTCATCTTCTTAATTAAAGACCTATATATCTTATCTGTATAACTTTCGCCCCTCATGATTTTATTTTTGTAAGGGTCCTCAGGGATAAGTTCTATACCCACAAGTTTTTTGTATGTATGAGAACATATGATTTTGGATTTATGTGTTAGTTCGTATAATTCCTTGTGAGTTGCTACCTTTCCTTTTCTCCACATTCTTATTAACCCCCTGTCATTCATATTACTAAATCTTGATCTGTCCCAAGACATACAGTTTGCAAAAGAGTTAAATGTTTTCTTATCAAATACATTTTCATCATAAAGAAATAAAAGCATATCTAGCTCAGAAAGAGTTAGATCATATTTCTTTTGAATATAATATCTTACTATCCTCCAGTTTTTTAAGAATGTAAACTGTCTTTCAGTTACAGTAAATACAGGAGTCTTTCTTGGTTTTTTTTTAAGGTAATACCTGTGATACATATAATTGAATTAAATTTCATCAAATCTACAAATTATAAAATTCTTATCTTTGTCCTATTGTAAAAATATACTAAGTGGCCACTAGAATTGACAAATCAAAAATGTCTTGCAACAAGCCAAGGAAAAGTCCTAATCCTAAAAAGAAAAAGGTAGTTAAGGCTTGCTCAGGAGGACAGGAAAAAATAATTCATTATGGAGCTGCTGGGTATGGACATAATTATTCTGCTGCAGCAAGAAAGTCTTTTAGGGCAAGACATAATTGTGATGGAGCAAAGAACAAACTAACGGCAAGATACTGGGCCTGTAAAGACCTTTGGTCTGGTCCAGGAGGATCAAAAAAGTCCTCCCCAAAAAATAGAAAAGGAAAATATTAAAACATGAATCATCCGTTTAAAAATCATAAAGGTCTTGGAGATACTGTTGCCGCAGTAACTCAAGCGACAGGAATAAGAAGCATTGTTGAAAAAGGAGCAAAAGCTTTTAATAAACCATGCGGATGCGAGGGTAGAAGAAAAACTTTAAATGAATTATTTCCATATGGCAAAAGAGAAGAAAAATAAAATATGCCCAGCAGGGATTGCTTGGGCAAAGAGAACATTCGATAGGTATCCATCGGCATATGCAAACATGGCGGCAAGTAAATATTGCAAGGATCCTAATTATGCAAAAAATTCTAAAAGAAAGAAAAAATGAAAATAAAAGCACCAAAAGGTTATCATTGGATGTCTTCTGGAAAAGGAGCTCCAAAACTAATGAAAAATCCATCAGGCGGATATAAACCTCACAAAGGAGGCAGCTTGTCTTTTGATTTTAAAATACAAAAAGTTCATAAAAAATAAGATATGTCACTTCCAAAAAATGGCGTAGCCAAAGAGCTCAGATCATACGCAGGATCATTATTTATCTTTTTATTTGTTATTGGTATTATTGTGACTCTTTTGCAGTTTCCTGTATTAGATTCTAATAAGGAAGTTGTGATGATGCTAATCGGGACTATTGCGGCATCAATACCCGTGATAATATCGAGTATCACTGGAACCAAGCCAGATGATGTAAATGCGCTTAAATCAGAAGTAGAAAAGAAAAACCAACAAATAAGCCTATTGATTTCAGCAAAAGACAAACTTGAAGAAATGGTGATTGGTTTGCAAAAACAAATGTTGGATAACCAAGATGCTGTAATGGATAAAATAATTCTTAAAGCAGCTCTTGACTACGATGACAGAAACACTGCCAAAGCTATCATGGATAAATGTGTGTGCGGTAGAAATGAATGTAAGTGCGAAGCCGAATAATATGGGAGAGCTTAAAAAATGGAGAGAACAAAAATGGGTTAGGATAGGAACAGACGGTTCTATACTAGGCCCATGCGGGACAAGTAAGGATAAAAAAAATCCAGACAGATGCCTGCCTCTTGCAAAGGCCAAGTCTCTTTCTAAAGCTGAAAGAGCTAAGACCGCAAGAAAAAAGAAAAGAGAAGGAGGAAAAAACAAACAGTTTGTTTCCAATACAAAAAAAGCAAAAGTAAAATCAAGATAATGCCAAAAAATAAATACACAGCAAAGCAGAGGAAGCTTGCAAGAGTTGCTCCGCCAAGAGACAAGATAACTTCTTTAGACTTAAAAATATTAAGGATGAGGAAGAAAACGAAAAAAAATGGAAGAGCTTAGAATTTACGGGATAAATATATCAGCAATTACAGGGGTAGTGCTAACAGATGTGAATCAAGTGTTGTCGCTTTTAGTATTAAGCGCTACATTTATATATACAGTAATCCAAATAGCAGACAAAGTTGCTAATAAAAAAAAGAAATGAAAAAAACGATAGATAAATTACAATGGGCATGGAATAGCCTTTTGTACAAATTAATGTTTAAGAAATACAAATGAAATATTTTTCTGAATCAGAATTTAGTGATTATAAAATGATGGATGAAAAACTCTTAACTATGTTAGATCAGTTAAGAGAGGTTTATGGTAATCCAATTAAAATAACTTCAAGCTATAGAAGTCCTAGTCATCCCATCGAAGCAGCTAAAGATTCACCTGGAGAACACGCTTATGGAGCAGCTGTTGATATTGAAAGTGTCGGAGGGGGTAAAACCTTTAGACTTGTAAAGGCTGCTATTGAAGTTGGGTTTACTAGAATAGGAATAAGTAGAAAAAAGGGATTTATGCATCTAGGTATTGGGTACCCAGGAGCTCCTGATAAAACAATATGGACTTATTGATATGCGAAAACCTAAGAAAAAATTTGGTCAAACAACCGTAGGCAAACTTCTTAAGGCAAGTGTAGGATTAATTAATCCTACTTTAGGAAACCTAGTTCAAGGCAACATGTCGATTGAACAAGTTATTAGTTCAATCAAAGACTCAGATGCACCGCTTGATGATAAAATTAGAGCGCAAGAATTAATACTTGAGGCGTATGAATCAGAAGTTGCTGATAGAGCTAGCGCAAGAGAAAGAGAAATGACAGCCCTTGCTTCAGGGTCTAATGATGTGTTATTCAAAACTGTAGGCTGGGGTATAACGCTTAGTTTTGTTGCTGTAGTTGCCGGAGCTATTGGATTGTGGGAAATACCAGAAGAAAGTCAAAGGCTTTTCGATATGGGATTTGGAGCTGTAGTTGCAGCTTTTACACAAGTAATAGGATATTATTTCGGAAGCTCTATGGGTAGCAAACAAAAAACAAACTTAATGAAAGGAACAGATGGCTAGAATACAAACTTATGCACAGGATAGTAATGTAACCTTTCAAGACAAACTGATTGGAACAGATTCAGCTACTTCTGCAACAAAAAACTTTACCATACAAAGTCTAATGGATGTCATAAATCAACTCAGTGGAGTTGATATGTTTGACGGTCTTGTTTTCAAGTATGTAGCTTTTGAACCTGCAGCCACAGATCCAGCAGGAACTTTAAATCTTGTAGGAGGTGTAGCAGCGTCTCAAGCTTTTTCAGCAACAACTCAGATAATACTTTCAAAAAAAGTCGTTAATGGTGTTGATGTAGAAAACTATGTAACTTCTTTTTCGGGGAAAAAGATTAAAGTTTCAAAACAAGGAGACTTTGATAAGTTCGGTATTTTCAACGTAACTAATGTACAGAATCACTCCAACACTAGATACTTAGTATTGACTGTAACACATAAAGAATCTAATGGAAGTTTTGATCCAAACAGCTTTTACTTTTTATCTTTTTATGGAGTTCCCAAAGTTACAGATTTAGATGATGTAACAAATGCTGGTTCTGGACTAATAATAACTGACGCAGAAAGAACTACTCTAGGAACAGCATTACAGCCTGCAGATATAATAGACAACGTAATCTCTACAGACATAAATAAAGCTTTGTCTGCAAATCAAGGAAAGGTACTTAAAGATCTTATAGACGATCTTTTTACTTTATTAGATGTTGACGCAGCAGATAAACCTCACTTAGACACACTAAGAGAGGTTGTTAATTTTTGTCAAATAAATGCAGCTACTTTATCTTCTTTAGGAATAGGAGCTATAGCAGGGCTTCAGTCTGCTTTAAACGCAAAGGTTGATGTTGTAGCTGGCAAAGCTCTTTCAGAAAACGACTTCACTACTGCTCTTTTAAATAAACTTAATGGTATAGCGGCTGGAGCTGAAGTAAATGTAAAACCAGATTTTAATGCTACATCAGGTGCTGCTAATGAAATATTAAATATACCTTCAGACATAACTGATTTGTCTGCTCATAATATTACTGAGCTTTCAGATGTAAATACAGCTTTTTTTACAGGATCCACAGCCACTACTTTAACAGATGCGGGTTCAGGATCTATTATTACAACTGCAGAAAGAACAAAGCTTGGAGCAATAGATGTCAATCCTACAAATTCTACAATAACAGACGGCACTGATACTATTACAGTTTCGCCAAGCTCAAGAACAATAGAGGTTACTGGAACTGCAAATGAGGTAGAGGTTTCCCCCACAGGAGCTCAAGACCTTTCTACAGACAGAACCTTTACCGTTGGATTGCCAAATGACGTAACTATAGGAAATGATTTAACAGTTACTGGAGATGTGGCAGCTTCTTCTTTTGTAAAATCAGGAGGAACCTCAGCACAAATTCTTTTGGCTGACGGAACAGTAATTGATCTTACAATAGAGTCTCAGGGAATAAACAGTAACGATAGTGATACAAAGGTTCCTTCAAATGCCGCTGTTAAAGATGCAATAGATACTGCAATATCAAATCTTGTTAATGGTGCTCCAACAGCTTTAGACACCTTAAATGAATTAGCGGCAGCTTTAAATGATGATGCTGCATTTTCAACTACGGTAACTACTGCATTAGGAAACAGACTACAGTTTGATCAATCACAAACAATAAGCGCATCTCAAAGAACTCAGCTACTAACAAATCTTGGGATTACTTCTACTATTCAAGAAATTAATTTTTTAGATGGAGTAACTTCTACTTTAGCATATAAAAGCCATACAGTAACTGTAGGAAGCAAGACAGGAGGAGGAAATGCTTTTTATGTAGACGGAGGTGAGTTGCCTGTTTTAATTATTTTACCAGAAACTAAATATAGGTTTGATCTAAGCGATGCTACAAATGCAAATCATGATTTTCAGTTTAGTGAAAATATAGACGGAGCTGGAACTGGATCATATACAGCCAATGTTACTGCTGTAGGAACGCCTGGACAATCAGGATCATATATCGAAATAACTGGTAGCTATCAATATCCAACTTTACACTATTACTCTCCTAATAGTACTGGAATGGGTAACAGAATAAAGACGGATGCTAGTACACACTTAGGGGGCCTTACTTCAGATAAAATAGAATTTGATCATGATTTAATTGTAGATTCTAAAATAGTTACAAAGCATAGTAATACCGTAAAGACTATGGTTGTTACTGTTGTAACTAAAACAGCAGCACACCCAGCTCATGGATCTGGAAGTACATATGGATATTCTATAGATGGTATAGAATCACCTGAGTTAACTTTTGCTGTAGGAAATACTTATAAGTTTGATCAATCAGATTTAAGCAATGCAAACCACCCTCTTAGGTTTTATACTGACGAGGCAAAAACAGCTATATTTGGATCAGGAGTAACTACATCGGGCATACCTGGCCAAAGCGGTGCATATACTCAAATCACACCTTTAGAAACAACACCTAATGCATTATACTATCAGTGTTCAAACCATGGTAATATGGGGTGGAAGGCTGTATTTAATACAAGAAACTTAACAAATTTTTTAACTGATGATTTAAATGAAGGTTCTTCTAACCTTTATTACACAGACGCAAGGTTTGACACAAGGCTTGCAACAAAAGACACTGGTAATTTATCAGAAGGAAGTAATCTTTATTACACAGATGCAAGAGTATTATCTAAAATTAACTCAACAAGTATTGATGCTCTTAATGATGTAGATACAACAACAAGCGCTCCGTCTTCAGGCCAGGCTCTTGTTTGGAATGGAACTAATTTTGTGCCGAATACTGTAGGGAGTACATTAACGGTCCAAGACGAGGGTAATGCGCTATCTAATGCGGCAACTGTGTTAAATTTTGTGGGATCAGGGGTTACAGCCACGGGGTCTGGAGGAACAAAAACAATAACTATAGGAGGTAGTATTGACGATTTATCTGATGTAGATATTACAACTAACGCTCCGTCTACAGGACAAATACTAAAATGGGATGGAACTAACTTTGTCCCAGGAACTGATAACTCTGGATCAGCGGCTTCTGACTCCTTCACGACTATTTCAGTTTCAGGCCAAACAAATGTAGTTGCAGACTCAAGTTCTGACACACTTACATTGGCTGCTGGAAACAACATGACTATAACTACAGACTCCTCCACAGACACTATAACACTTGCTGCGGCTGGAGGTGTCGGACAGATTGTAAAGGAATCTTTTAGCGGAACCGGATCACAAGCATTATTTACTTTATCAAATAATATTTCTGATATTGATAATGTTTCTGTTTATGTAAGTGGGGTATTACAATATCCCTCTAACTACACGGTTAGCGGGGCAGATATAACTTTTGTTTCTGGATCAATACCAGCGTCTGGGACTAACAACGTTCATGTAATACACACAACGGCTGCACCAAATATTGCTGATGTAGGAACTGTTTTTTTAGATCAATTTACAGGAGACGGCACAAGCACACAGTTTTCTCCTTTAAGCACAGCCCCTACAAGTGAAGACTTTACGGATGTATATATAGACGGTATATATCAACAAAAAAATGCTTATAGTATTGCTGGGACACAAATAGATTTTGGTTCTGGTAATGCTCCAGTTAGCGGAGCTTATATTGAAGTTAAAACAACAGGATCAATAGCTCCTTCTGCCGTCAGTGCTGCACAAACTACTTTAATTTCAGATGCATTTACTGCAACCTCAGGACAGACGTCATTTACACTTGTTAACGGAAGCCCTTCTTCGAAAGAGGTAACTATGGTTTTTATTCAGGGTGTTTATCAATCTAAAGCAAATTATAATTTAACCTCTGGAGCAATAGTTTTTAGCTCAGGAGTAACTTTAGGCGATACCGTAGAGGTTATATCTGTGTCAGGTGCTAATTTAACAACAAGCCCTGTAACAAGTGTTGACGGAAATACAGGTGCTGTAACATCTGCAGTTACAAGTGTAAATGGTCAAACAGGTGCAGTAACTGTTGCTTCTACAATGGGTGTTAATGTAATAAATTCGAACACTACTGCCACTGCCAACAACCTTTATGTATTTACAGCAAATTTAACTTTAACACTGCCAGCTAGCCCAAGTGCAGGTGACTCCATAAAAATTTCAAATAGATCTGGAGTTGCAACATGTGTGCTTGGCGCTAACGGAAATAATATAATGGGTAGTTCATCTAATTTAACTTTAGACACAGCTTCTGCTAGTTTTGAACTAATATATTCTGATGCAACAAATGGCTGGGTAATAATAGGGCAGTAGGATGGCAAATTTAACAGATTTATTTCCCGCAGCATCATCAAGCAATGTTTTAGAAATTATACACGGGAACTGCGATGGAAGAAGTATTGAAGTTGGAAGTGGTACATATACTTTAGATAATGTAACTTCAGGACAGGGGTTAAGCACAAGTTATGCTGATATTACAGGAAGCAGTTTTACATATACCCCTCCATCAAATGCTAAATATGTAAGTTATAAATTTGACTTTCATTGGGATTCAAATTATTCATCGGGGATTTCTCACTGGAGATTATTAGTTGATGGTACTGAAATAACTAAATCATACCAGCAATATTCTAATAACTATTCTGGAAATCATGCGCACCACCATGGAGCTTTCGAAGCGACTATATATGCAGTATTCGATTTAACAGTTTCATCAGATAACGCTGCAAGCGCTCAATTTGCAAACTGGACTAGTGATAAAACAATAAAAGTGCAAGCAAGAGAATATAGTTCTAGTTATCAAGCAAATATGCATGTGGAATACTTTGGGTCTGGATCAACCTTTGGAGGGCAAGATTGGATACCACCTATATTAACAGTAACAGCTTTATCGTAAATGGCAAATTTAACAGACATATTTCCAGCACCAACATCTAACAATGTTATTGAGGTCATCGAAGGGGTTGCAGACGGAAGAACTGTTACTATTAATAGTAATAGCTACACATTTGGTAACGTTACAAACTATACAAGCTTATCTACAAGTTACGCTGATTTAGCAGGCAGTAGCATAACCTATACACCTCCTGAAGATACAAAATATGTTTCTTATAAATGTTATTTTAAACATAAAGCAATTGATTATGGAGGTATCGTGGGGTACAGAATTGTTTTAGATGGAACTGTAGTAAACTCTTCTAACAGACATGTTGCGGGTAATTATTCTATTAATGGAAATAATCATGCACAGTTTTTAGCTATGGCTATGTTTGTTTTTGATTTAACAGTTTCATCAGATAATATTTCAGCTGGCAAGATTGCTAAATCAAACTGGACATCAGATAAGATTATTAAAGTTCAAGCAAGAGATTATTCTAGTAGCTATGATGCATATGTAAATATAAATAATTGGCTAGATGGAGCTGGGGCGTCAGGAGATATTAGACAGATAGATCAACCTACATTACAAATTATAGCTTATGGGTAATTTAAGTACATTTTTTCCAGCAGCCTCTAGTAGTAATTTATTAGAAATGGTTCAGTATGTTCCAGACGGAAGAACGTTCCAAGGAGTATCAAATAATTACACGGCACCCACTATGACTACATATCAATCAACAACAACTTCGTATGTAGATGTTTTTGGTAGCAATATAACATATACACCACCACAAGGAACTAGGTATATAAGATACGAATATAATACAAGGCAAGGTGGGACTTCGGCTAGATCAGGTATTACTCATTATAGATTATATGTAGACGGAACAGAAGTTAGCACTGCATACAAAAACTTTTCCTCTCAATATTATAGCACTTATGGGTATGGGGAATTTCCCGTATCTTTGACCTACAGTTTTGATTTAACAGCAGCTTCAGACGATGTGGATTATGGAAAATTTTCAAATTGGACTGGCGCAAAGGAAATAAAGTGGAGAGCAAGAGGTTATAACACAACTTATGACGGTATGTACTTTAACTATAATACTTGGCGTGATGGCACTGGCGCATCTGGAGATTTTGTATGGAACTACCCCTTATTAACAGTAACAGCATATTCATAAATTATGATTACATATACATACCAAATATTAGAACTTAGGAAAAAAGACGAGGGTAATTTTACAAACACTATTAAAAGTTTTAAGATAAGAATAACTGGTACTAAAGATGGTCAGTCTTATTATGTAGACCATGATTTAATTTTACCCATGCCTAAACAAGAGTCATTTATACAATATGATTCTTTAAAAGAAGAAAATGTCATTGATTGGTACACCGATGGTATTAGAGAAGAGATGGCAATTTATGAAATACAAGAAAAGTTTAATTTAAGCGAAGGAACACAAGAGACATCATTTCCTTGGTCAGAATAATTATATAGATTATGTTATTAAGAAAAGCAAAAACAAAAGCATCAACAGGCGGATCTGTAACCGAAGCTGTATTATTTGTATCTTTATTTAAATATTAAATTATGCCTATAACAAAAATTACTACTGGGGTTCTTACTGATGACTTAATTACTAGTGACAAGGTTGCAAATGAATTTACCACCATAGCTTCTTTAACTCCTGGGACAAGTATTAATGTTAGTTATACGTCTGCTCAAATATTTACGCTAACTCCTACTTCTAATACGACTTTAAATATTACAGATCCAGTAATAGGTATATCAAAAGTTTTTATAATAACAGGCAGTGGTAACTCATATACTATAACTTTAAATGTCGGTGGTTCTTCTAATACTTTTAACAAAATTTCAGGAGACTATGATGATACTTCCGGAAAGAAAAATTTAATACAAATTATGTGCGTTGGTGCAACTGAGTTTTGGTATTCAATATCACAAATAGCTACATAATATGTTTGGCGATACTTTAATGTTTTCTGCCCATGAAACAAATATAAGCATACAATATTTAATTGTTGGTGCAGGTGGTACCGGTGGTGGTGGATCTCCATCCAATGATAGAGCAGGTGGAGGGGGCGGCGGTGGAGCTGTTGTAACCTCTACAGCGGATTTTCCTACAGGAACAAATCTTACAGTGCAGGTAGCGCCTACTTCTAATGGGGGATCATGGACAGGTGCATCAGTGCAAGGTCCAGATGGTGGAGATTCTATTTTTCATAATATAACTGCCGCTGGTGGTGGTGGCGGTGGTAGCGCTCAACAATCAGGCTCTTTAAGTAGTGCTAATCACGGAAGGTCAGGGGCATCCGGCGGTGGTGCTGGCGGTATAGTTAGTGCTTTAGGAGGATCTGCAACTGCGGGTTATGCCGGTGGTAATATGGGTGCTAGTTGTTGTGCATCATCCGGAGGTGGTGGTGCTGGAGGAGCTGGCGGCGCTTCTTCTGGTAGTAATACACAAGGAAACGGAGGGCCCGGCGTTACAAACAATATAACAGGAAGTAATGTAACTTATGGTGCTGGTGGGCACGGTGAAGGAGGTGGAACCTATGATATTGCAGTTGCTGGTACAGCTAACAGAGGAAATGGTGGCGAAGGTGCCGGCGGTGATGGCAATTATTACTCTGGTGGTTTATATAATTATCAAGGAGCACCTGGAGGATCAGGAATTGTAATTTTAAGATTTACAGGGGCTTCGCCAACAATATCAGCAGGATTAACATATTCAACTTCAACTGTATCTGGAGATACTGTAATATCATTTACAGCAGGCACAGGAACAATAACATTTTAATAACGATACTTTTATAGCGCTAACAATATTTTTGTAGCGCCTAGATAGGTAACCCCTTTATTTAAGATGGTTACTACCTAATAAATATATTTTGTAAATTTGTAAAAAATAATAAATGGCAGCAACACAGGTAACAGCAGACGTTATAAAAGACGGGACTATAACTGCAGCTAAATTAGCGCCCGGTGTACTTGATGTAGGAGGGATTGAGTGGCAAACTAATTCTAAAACTTCTAATTTTAACGCAACATCTGGAGAAGGTTATTTTGTTGATACAAGCTCATCAGCTATAACTGTAACACTTCCATCAACGCCAACTGTGGGAGATATTATAGCTTTTGCAGACTTTGGGTCATCTTTTCAAACAAATAACTTAACAATAACCTCAGCCAAAAAAATAATAGGGTCTGATTCTGATCAAGTTTTAAGTCAGCAAAATCAAGCTTTAAGAATTGTTTTTTCTGGAGATACAAAAGGTTGGCTAATAGCATCATCAGCAAACGAAGGCACTACAGCTACATCTGAACCAGTGGTAGAGATGAGGGCTTTATTGATTGGTGGTGGAGGTGGTGGAGGTTATGGAGCTTATTCCTTTCAGAATTATAACGCAAATGGAGGCGGTGGTGGAGCTGGAGAATTTTTAGACAAGCCAAATATATCTATAGAAACTGCTTTAAATTATACTGTTACAGTAGGTGCTGGAGGAGCGGCAAATAATAACGGAAATCACACTTCTATTGTAGCTGATTCAGCAGCATCAAACACTTTTGATTATGAAGTTTACGGAGGTGGTCATGGAGGTTATTATGGAGATCTTACTGGAGACACTGGGGGATCATCTGGTGGAGCTGGAATAGTTAGGTATCCAATCGGAGGCGCTCAATCCTCAGTATCGGAAACAAAAAATGAGGGAGATTTAGGATCAAGAGCTAATCAAGGAGGTAATTCCTATAAGCAAAGTAATTATAACACTAGCTGTGGCGGTGGTGGTGGAGCTGGTGCCGATGGAAACGCTGGATCTGTTAATTATCCTAATGGCGGAAATGGTGGTGATGGATATGCCTCAGATATAACTGGCACTAGCGTTACTTATGCTGGTGGTGGCGGTGGTGGCTCTGGAGACTCTAGTAACGCTGTTGGAACTGGAGGAGCTGGTGGTGGCGGTGGTCCAGACAGCGCTGGAGCAGCAAACACTGGATCTGGTGGATCTGGAAATCACTGGAATGCTAGCGGATATGCTGGAGGGTCTGGTGTGATCATATTAAAATATCCAGATAGTCTTACTATAAGTGAAACGACCAGTCCAAATGTTTTAACAATGTCCACAGATTCATCATCTGTGTCTGGATTTAATATTACAACCATTACAGCTGGTACAAACGGAACAATTCAATTTAATTAATATAATTATGGCTCATTACGCTTTACTAAATCACAAAAACATAGTACAGAAAGTCATTTCTGGAAAATGTCAAGATGATTCTGATGTTGACATGGAATTAGTGTTTCAAGATATGTTTAAAATGAAATGCAAACAAACATCTTACAATACTCATGAAGGAGTCCATACTTTAGGCGGAACACCATTTAGGAAAAATTATGCAGCTTTGGGATATATCTATGATGAGGAAAGGGATGCTTTTATTCCTCCAAAACCAGAGGGTTTAGATAGCTGGATATTAAATGAAAATTCATGTGTTTGGGAGGCGCCCATTCCTTATCCAGATGATGGTAAAGATTACCTATGGGATGAGCCTCAACAGCAATGGATTCAAATACCAACAGAGTGACTTCAAATTTTTTAACTTTGTAAAAAATAATAAATGGCATTAACACAAGTAAAAACAGGAGGAATAACAGACGCATCTGTAACCGCAGCTAAACTAGCGCCCGGGCTGCTTGATGGAGCTGGCGGTGCTATTAGCTGGCAGTCTCAAGTCAAAACAAGTGCTTTTCAAGGAACTGCTGGAGAAGGATATTTTGTTGACACTACCTCTTCATCTGTCACTGTTACACTACCATCCTCGCCTTCTGTGGGAGATCTTATTTCTTTTGTAGATTATGGTGGCAATTCTGCAGTAAACCCAATAGTATTTACTACATCTGATAATATTGAAGGAGGATCTGCAGATCAAGGAATACAGTATAATAAAGGAGCTGTGCAATTAGTTTTTTCAGGAGCTACAAAAGGTTGGCTTTCAGTTTCTGCATCTGGAGAAGGATCTGAAGCTCTTCCAACACCGATAACAAGCGTTGATGTGCATTTTTTGGTTTTAGCTGGAGGCGGAGGATCAGACGGTAATGGATATTATAGAGGTGGTGGAGGTGCTGGAGGATTAAGAACTTCTACGGGATCTACTTATTCAGGGAGAGGCTCTAGTCTAGAAAGCGCACTTACTTTAAATTTAGCTCAAAATTATACAATTACAGTAGGCGCTGGAGGAGCAGAGGCCTCAGGAACATACAATACTAATCAAGGAAATGGAGGTGATACTACTTTTGCCTCAATTACATCAAACGGAGGAGGCGGTGCTAGTTCAGGTTCTACTACTGGTACAGGAGTAAATGGAACTGATGGTGGATGTGGTAGTGGAGCTTTCTCAGTATATGGAACGGCAAGATCAGGAGGTACAGGAACAACTGGGCAAGGTTATGATGGTGGAGGCGCTAGTGGTGCTGGCAATGGAGGCGGCGGCGGCGGTGGCGGCACGCAAGGCAATGGAGGTGGTAATAACAATAAAGTTGGGGGGACTGGAGGAGCCGGAACTGAAAACGACATTAATGGAACCTCTACTTATTATGGGGCTGGCCCTGGTGGTCTTAGAGGTTATTCAAGTGGTTCAGCCAATGGAACTAATGGAACAGGATGGTCGACAACAAGAGCTCTAACTGGACATGGTGGCGGCTTTGGTGCTGGAGTTGGAGGATCTGGAGTTATAATCTTAAAATATTTAGCTACTTTTACAGCTACATTTAGCTCTGGAGTAGTTCAAAACACTGGACAAATAAGTTGGAATGGAGCATTATATAATGTATCTACAATAACAGGAGGATCCAACGACACAATATCTTTTGCATATACAGGATAGACATGGCACATTACGCATTATTAAATATAAACAACGAGGTTACAAGTGTTTTTGTTGGAAGAGACGAAACAGATGGCAACATAAATTGGGAAATTTATTACACAAATAAATCAAATCAGGTTTGTAAAAGAACTTCAGTAAATACTTTGGCAGGTAAACATAAGTTAGGAGGAACTCCATTTAGAAAAAACTTTGCGGCTATTGGGTTTATTTACGACCAAAGCAGAGATGCTTTTATTGAAAAGCAACCTCACGAAAGCTGGGTTCTTAATGAAGAGTCTTGTGTATGGGAGCCTCCAGTGCAATATCCAGATGATGGAAATTTATATAGCTGGAACGAGGAAAGCCAGCAGTGGGATTTAGTCTCTGAATAGAAGTATTTAGAGTCAAACATTAAATTTAATTTAAATGAATAATTATATAAGAAAAATATCAATAGGATCCGACTATAAAAATGCCATGCATTATATTGTTGGACAAGAAGTTTTGGGCGGGTCTTACTTTATTGAAACTATAGACTTAGAAGATGAAGGGTATTCTGTTTGGGTAAAAAAACAGGGAGAGATAATTAAATGGAAAGAATTTTCTAACATACCAGTTACTATAGAATATAACTTAAATGCAATATGAATCCCAGATGGAAATATTTAGTAGCTCCATGTGGACAAGAATACAATAATCTAAAAATAATTGCAGGTAAATCTTTGATTCTAAACACTTCTTTAGAAGATGCAAAGTATGTGAATAGAATAGGAGTTGTTCTATCTACTCCAAAAGATTCCGAAATACCAATCAATAGTTTTGTCGTTGTTCATCATAATGTTTTCAGAACTTATTACGATGCTAAAGGAAAGCAAAGAAAAAGCAACGAGTATTTTAGAGACTCAAAGTATTTAGTTGATCTAGATAGAATATATATGTTTAATGATGGAGAAGGTTGGAAATGCACTAAAAATTTTATTTTTATATCTCCTGTTGATTTTATACAAGATAAAGAATTACATAGGGCAGACAAGGATGAAGAAGAGCATGTGGGAATTGTGAAGTATAGTTCTATTTTGAAAAAAGGTACACGGGTTGGGTTTACTAAAAACTCAGAGTACGAGTTTGAGGTTGACGGAGAAAAATTATATCGAATGAAACTTAATGATATTTGTGTTAAATTTACATAAATGGGAAAGTCTCTAAATAGAAAAGGCAAGTACAGTCATTGTACAAGGGCTCAAAAAAAGGGAAAAAATAAACCAGCAAAAAAAAATAACTGATGCCGGATGCATTTATAAAGAATAATCTATCAATAGTAATATCGTTTATTGTTGCTGTGTTTACAGCAGGAGGAATATTCGCAGAGTTTACGGCATTAAAAGATGAAATATCTTTAGTTCATGATAGGTTAGACGAAAAGATTATTGTTATAAATAAACTTGAAGAAAGAATACTAACTATAGAAAAACAAATTGAATACGAAAGGGGCTTGCTTGAAGCAATGTCAAAATCTAATTTAAAAAATGAGTAAGAAAACAGAAGTGACTGTAAAGTCAAACGGCTTAAGAAACGAATTGAAAGAGATACGAAAAAGTATCGACAAACTAACTGAAGTATTATTACTTCAACAAACAAACAAACAGAATGAAAAAAATAAAAAGAACTCTGAGTCTCAGTATTGGGGGGATTCTATTGATGGGATGTACTTCACAACTTCAAGTACTGAAAGAGAGACAAGCATTAAGAACGAAAACATATCAAAAAATAATTGACAGTATTTCTATTGACAGTCCAGAGCAAATAAAATTAGCACAGATATTGTGGAATAAAACAATAAGAGATGGAAACAAAAGTAACAGACACAATACAAAAAGTAATTAGTGCTGGAGAAAAAGCTGTCAAAGAGCTAATTAAAGTAGCTGAAGAAGAAATAATAACAGGAGATCCAGATGATGATCTTGCTGCAGATAGATTAAAAAATGCTGCAGCTACTAAAAAGCTAGCGATATTTGATGCTTTTGAAATATTACAAAGAATAGAAATAGAAAGAGACAAGTTAAGTGACCAGGATAAATCTAGAGAAGACAAAAGAAATAATACAGGATTCCAAAGCTTTGCAGAAACAAGGGGAAGAAAGTCTTGATCTTTATAGAACGCTAAAAGACATTGTGCCTAAATCTGTATTGAATAAAAACAATAAAAGCAAATCTTGGAAATCTGGTTATAATAAACTATATGATATAATAATTATATCAAAAGACGGAACTCTGGGCCAAATAATAGAAGTGCAAAATTTGAAAATAGGGTTACCTTTGCAGCCGAAGAAAGTTTTTTCAAGGAGTTCTTTAAATAAAAAACAATACTGGGAACCTTTCGACTACCCAAAAGAATTAAGACACATTAAGACAATATTTCAGTGGAATGAATATCCTTCTGCTTTTAAAGAAAAATGGATTTCATATATTGAGGAAGAATTTGAAAGAAGAGAAAATGGTTTTTATTTTAAAAATAATGGTGTTGATACTTATATCACTGGTACACATTACATGTATCTCCAGTGGACCAAGATTGATGTTGGGCTCCCAGAGTTCAGGGAGGCTAATAGAATTTTCTTCATATTTTGGGAAGCCTGCAAAGTTGACAGTAGATCTTACGGAATGTGCTATCTCAAAAATAGACGGTCTGGATTTAGCTTCATGTCTTCAGCAGAAGCCGTGGCTCAAGCAACAATTACTTCTGACTCACGGTTCGGAATATTGTCCAAATCTGGAGCTGATGCTAAAAAAATGTTCACAGATAAAGTTGTTCCAATATCAACAAACTACCCATTCTTTTTCAAACCAATACAAGATGGAATGGATAGACCAAAAACAGAACTTGCTTACAGAGTACCAGCATCAAAGCTTACAAGGAAATCAATTACTGAGAATAACAAAGAACAGCTTACAGGACTCGATACAACGATTGATTGGAGAAATACAGGAGATAACTCCTACGATGGGGAAAAATTACAGCTCCTTGTTCATGATGAAAGCGGAAAGTGGGAAAGACCCGACAATATCCTCAACAGCTGGAGAGTCACTAAAACTTGTCTTAGACTGGGAAGAAGAATAATTGGCAAGTGTATGATGGGCTCTACATCTAACAGCCTTGACAAAGGTGGAGACAATTTCAAAAGCCTTTATAGAGATAGTGATGTATTAGAAAGAAACTCTAATGGCCAAACTAAAAGCGGAATGTATAGTTTGTTTATCCCAATGGAATGGAACATGGAGGGCTTTTTAGATTTACATGGCCATCCTGTTTTTAAAACACCTGAATATCCCGTAGAAGGTATTGATGGTATTGACATAGACATAGGCGTTATTGATTACTGGAACAATGAAGTTGATTCTTTAAAATCTGATTCAGATGCTTTGAATGAATTTTATAGGCAGTTTCCCAGAAGTGAAAGTCATGCTTTTAGAGATGAATCAAAAAACACTTTATTTAACTTAAACAAATTGTACGAACAAATTGACTACAATGACGGAATAGAAGTTCAAAGAGTTGTCTCAAGAGGAAACTTTAGTTGGAGTCAAGGGAAAAAAGATACAGAAGTTATTTGGTCTCCATCAAAAAACGGTAGATTTTTTTTATCCTGGATACCGCCTTTGGAATTGAGAAACAACATAGTTATTAAGAACGGAATAAAATACCCTGGCAATGAACACATAGGAGCCTTTGGCTGCGACTCTTACGATATATCAGGCACAGTTGGAGGCGGAGGATCTAATGGGGCGCTGCATGGTTTCACTAAAATTAATCTTGACGGACCTTCTAATATGTTTTTTTTAGAATATATATCTAGGCCACAAACTGCGGAGATATTTTATGAGGATGTGCTTATGGCTTGTGTCTTTTATGGCATGCCTTTGCTTGCAGAAAATAACAAACCAAGGTTGCTTTATCATTTTAAAAATAGAGGGTACAGGAATTTTAGTTTATCCAGACCTGATAAACACAAAAATGAATTGTCTAAATCAGAAAAAGAGTTAGGTGGAATACCATCATCTTCTGCTGTTATCTCTATACATGCTGAAGCGATAGAGTCTTACATTGAAACTCATGTGGGTTTTTCTCAAAATGGTTCAGGAAATATGTACTTTACAAGAACCCTTTTAGATTGGGCAAACTACGATATATCCAATAGAACTAAATTTGATGCTACAGTAAGTTCAGGGTTTGCAATTATGGCAAATAATAAATATGTAAAAAAACCTGATAAATCTGTTAAAGAAATAAATGTTACCTTTGCAAAGTACAACAACGGTGGAATAACTAGTACAATTTTGAGATAGATATATATGTACGGAGATCAAACAAGAAATGTTATAGGATTCCCTGATCAACTTGTGTCAGATGCGGAGAAGGCATCAATAGAATATGGCCTTCTTGTAGGAAGAGCTATAGAGTCAGAATGGTTCAGAAAAGAAAGCGGCACTTCTAGATTTTACAACAACAGAGACACATACCATAAGCTTAGAACTTACGCTATGGGAGAACAGTCTGTACAAAAATACAAAGATGAACTAGCTATCAACGGAGATATATCATATCTTAATTTAGACTGGACACCCGTTCCTGTAATACCTAAATTTGTAGATATAGTAGTCAATGGAATATCTAATAGACTTTTCGATGTAAAAGCTGAAGCTGTAGATCCAGTTTCAACTAACAAAAGAGCTCTCTATAAAAACTCTGTTCAAACGGACATGAGAAATAAAGATGCTTTTTCTGAGATGGGAGATATGATTAATAAGGATATGTTTAAAACTACTCCTGAAAATTTACCTGCTAATGATGACGAGCTTGATCTTCATATGATGATAGATTACAAAGATGATATAGAGATTGCTGAAGAAAAAGCAATAACAAGCATCATGAAACTTAATTCTTATGAGAGAACAAAAAGATTGATTGATCAAGATCAAACAGTATTAGGGATCTCAGCAGTCAAACATTCTTTTAACAACAGCGAAGGTATCAAGGTAGAATATGTAGATCCAGCTAATATGATTTGGAGTCCAACTGAAGACCCAAATTTTGAGGATTGCTATTATTTTGGCGAAGTAAAAAATGTAAACATAACAGAACTTAAAAAAATAGATTCATCTTTATCCCAAGAGGATATAAAAGAAATATCTAAAATGTCTTCTAAGTTTGATTCATATCAAGGTATTAGAGGCGGCTATCAAAGCGACAACTTTGATCACAATACAGCAACTCTACTTTACTTTTGTTACAAGACGGACAAGAGGATAGTTTACAAAAAGAAAAAAACAGCTCAAGGTGGAGACAAGGTGTTGAAAAAAGATGACCAATTTAATCCACCGAAAACAGAAGGAGCAAGATTTGAAAAGCTTTCAAAGAGAATTGATGTTTGGTATGAAGGCGTTTTAGTTTTAGGAACAAACAAAATGCTTAAATGGGAGGTTATGAAAAATATGGTTAGACCAAAATCAGCCATAAGTAAAACATATGCTCCATTTATTGTGAGTGCTCCAAAAATGTACAGAGGACAAATAGATTCCTTGGTAAAAAGAATGATTCCCTTCGCTGATCAAATACAGTTAATACATTTGAAGCTTCAGCAAGTTACTGCAAAAATGATTCCAGATGGTGTATATATGGACATTGACGGATTGACTTCTATAAATCTAGGAAATGGAGCAACATACACACCGCAAGAAGCCCTTAATTTATATTTTCAAACTGGGTCAGTCCTTGGTAGATCTTATACTGAAGAAGGAGAGTTTAATCATGGTAAAGTTCCAGTGCAAGAACTGACTGCATCAGGTGCAAATGCTAAAATATCCTCTCTAATAAATATGTATAATTATAATTTGGGATTAATTAGGTCTGCCACTGGACTCAATGAGGCTAGAGATGGATCTATGCCAGACGCAAATTCTTTAGTTGGAATACAAAAAATTGCTGCACTCAATAGCAACACAGCAACAAAACACATATTAATATCTGGCAAATATATCACTGAAAGACTAGCTGAATGCATTAGTTATAGACTATCAGACTTGTTAGAGTTTTCAGAAATGAAAGAAGACTTTGTCAAAAACATAGGCAAGTTTAGCGTGGAGCTCTTAGATGAAATAAAAGAATTGCACTTACATGATTTTGGCATTTACATAGAGCTACATCCGGATGAAGAAGAAAAGGGTATTCTTGAACAAAATATACAAACATCTTTATCTGCAGGTAAAATTGATATAGATGATGCGATAGATGTAAGATCAATTAACAATGTCAAGATAGCTTCACAAGTACTTAAGGTAAGAAAGAAAAGAAAAGAAGAGCTGGATGCAAAAAGAAAACAAGAAAATATACAGCAACAGTCTCAAGCAAACCAACAAGCAGCTCAAGCTGCAGAAAGTGCGAAACAACAAACAATGTCTGTAAAAATACAGACAGAGTCTCAAATGAAACAGTTAGAGTTTGATTTAGAACTTCAAAGAATGCAAAAGGAGTTTGAGTTAAAATCAATGCTGTTGGAAATGCAAAGCAACCTTAACAATCAATCACAAGCACAAAAGATTACACTCCAGGCTCAAAAGGAAAATACAAAAGAAGATAGGAAAGATCAAAGGACAGCAAAGCAAGCGTCACAACAATCAAAACTAATTCAGCAAAGAAAGCAAGATTTAGATCCTATTGATTTTGATGGTTCAGACTCTTTGTCATTGTAAATCAATGATTTGCGTGTTTGAATTTATTTAGTAATTTTGTATAAATTTAATTTAATATATTATGGAGGACATTAAAGTCTATGCCTTAGATGATGATGGCAATAGGATAGAGCCAAAGTCAGAAAGCAAGACAGAAGAAAAAAAAGAAAATACTACTGAGCAAGTTGCTCAAGAAGAAAAAGAGGTTAAAGAAGAAAATAAAATTAAAGAACAAAAACAAGATGAGTTATCACAACAAAAAGAAGAAAGTAAAGACACCGAAAAAACCGAAGACAAAGAAAATGTCTTACAGAAGGTAAGCGAAGAGGTTTTAGATAACAAAGAAAACACAGATGGTGAGGCATCTAAAAACAAAGAAGATGCTCCAGAATCTGAAAAAAAACAAGAACCAGTTGAAGATGATAATTGGTTTTTGTCAAAACTCAAAGATAGATACGACAAAGAATTTAAGTCTATTGATGAGTTTAAAGTTCTTTTAAATAGTGAAAGTAAAAAGAATCCTGATGTATCTGAAGAGGTACAAAAGTTTATGGATTACAAAAAAGAAACAGGAAGGTCCTTCCAAGATTTTGCAGAGTTGCAAAAAGATTGGAGTTCAGTTTCTGATTCAGAAGTAATCAGAGAATATTTTAAACAAACAAAACCTCATTTAGATCAGGATGATATAGACTACCTTATAAAAGAATCTTATAGTTTTGATGAAGAGGCAGATGAAGAGAAAGATATAAGAAGAAAAAAGGTAGCTTACAAAGAAGCATTGTATAATGCTAGGAACCACTTTGAAACTTTGAAGGAAAAGTATAAAGCTCCACTAGAGTCTAGTAGTGCGGACATTCCAAATAATTACAAAGAGGCTTTTAGTTTTTATAATGAATATCAAGCTCAGGTTGAAGAAGAAAAAAAGCTAAACGAAGAGCGCTCTAATTTTTTTACAAAGAAGACTAACGATTTATTCAATGACGAGTTCAAAGGTTTTGAATTTAATTTGGGTAACAAAAAACAATCAGTTAAACCTTCTGACTTAAATAGAACTAGAGAGGCTCAGGGAAATCTTAATAATTTTTTGTCTGAACATTTAGACGAAAAAGGATTTATTAAGAATCCTACAAGCTATCACCGTGCGTTATATGCGGCAATGAACCCTGATCAACTTGCAAAATATTTTTATGAGCAAGGGAAATCAGATGCCACTGGAGACATTGTTAGAGAAACAAAAAACATTGACATGTCTGTCAGGGACAATAAAGTAAATGAGGTTGCGGGGACAAAGTATCGTGTAGTTGATTCTGAAGATCAGTTTGAGTTTAAAATTAGAAAACGAAACTAACGTATAAAATTATTTAAAAATGTCTGTAACAATGACCGGAGTTGGTGGTGCATTAACCCCCGCTCCCTCGAAAGCAACGCTTTCATCGAATTATTTAGGGTCAAGTATTGAGTTTACATCTCAATATTTACCCGATGTTTATGAAAAAGAATTTGAAAAATACGGAAACAGATCCGTATCTTCATTTCTAAGACTAGTTGGAGCTGAAATGCCTTTTGCCTCTGATGTTATTCAGTGGTCAGAACAAGGTAGATTACATTTAGCTGTGACTGGAGCAACTCGTTCAACTGATACGATTACTTCAACTGCACATCCATTTAGAGTAAATCAAACTGTTATCATTAGTGACGGGACTGATCAAGATAAAGCAATTATTACTGCTGTTCCAGATGCAAACTCATTTGAGGTTAAGTCCTTTACAGGAGCAAACCTTAATGCAAGTGTAGCGAATAGTGGCCTTAAAATATTTGCTTATGGTTCTGAATTTAGAAAAGGTACAGGTGGAATGTCTGGAAGCTTAGAAGCGCCAAAAGATATTCAAACAAACAATCCTATCATTATTAAAGAAAAGTATGAAGTTAATGGTTCAGACTTAGCTCAAATAGGATGGATTGAAGTTACTACAGAAAATGGAGCTACAGGGTACTTGTGGTATTTGAAATCTGAGCATGAAACAAGACTTAGATTTGAAGACTACATGGAGCTATCTTTAATTGAAGGTGTTCCTGCTGCTTCTGGATCAGGTGCTGAAACTGCAACATTCAAAGGAACTAAAGGTTTGTTCCATGAGCTAGAAAACAGAGGCAACATTGCCACTGGATCTATAGCAGCCAGAGCTGATATTGAGGAAATTATCAAAGTATTAGATAAAGAAGGAGCTATTCAAGAAAATGTTTTATTTGTAAATAGAACAAAATCTTTTGAGATTGACACTGTATTAGCAGCGCAAAATAACTCAGGAGCTTCTACTGCATCTTATGGATTATTTGACAATAGCGAAAGCATGGCTTTGAATCTTGGATTTATGGGCTTTAACTTAGGATATGATTTTTATAAAAGTGATTGGAAATATTTGAATGATGCTACTACAGGAGCTTTGACTTCTGCTGTAGACGGAGTTCTTGTTCCTGCTGGAACTACTACTATTTACGATCAAGTTTTAGGTAAGAATGCAACTCGACCTTTCTTACATATTAAATATCGTAAGTCAGAAGCTGAAGATAGAAAGTATAAGTCTTGGGTAACTGGATCAGCTGGTACAGCTGGTATGTCTAGTGACTTAGATGCTATGCAAGTACACTTCTTGTCTGAAAGAGCACTATGTGTTCACGGAGCAAATAACTTCGTTTTGATGAAGTAATATTTTTGGATAGGATTGGGGGCCAAAGCCCCCATTCCCTATCAATTTTGAATTTAATTTAATACTTAATAAAATGCCTAGAAAAAAAACACCCCCATCGTGGGAAATAAGAGATAGAGTATATGTCTTGAATGGAGGAATGACTCCTGTTAACTACATATTAAGATCAAGACACCACTTAAATAAACCTTTACAATATTTTGACGGAAGCATCAACCGATCACTAAGATATGCTTCAAATCAAACTTCTATTTTTGAAGATGAACAAATGGGAGATGTAACTTTGCCAGCCATCATATTCAAAGATGGTAAGTTAATTGTACCAAAAGAAAATGTGTTGTTACAGCAGTTTTTGTCGCTGTATCATCCTGACAAGGAAAAGGTTTATAAAGAATTTGATGCTAATAAAGAAGCAGAGACTGAAATAAAAACAGTCGAAGAAGAATTAGAGGCAATGAATTTAGCTAAAGATATGCCGATTGAAGATCTTGAAGCTATAGCAAGAGCCGTGCTTCATTCAAAAGTTTCAACGATGGCTTCCAATGAAATAAGAAGGGACATGTTAATATATGCAAGACAAAACCCTGATAAGTTTATTGATCTTGCTAACGATGAAAACATAAACTTGAGGAATGTTGCAATTCGTGCTGTAGAAATGGGAGTTATTGCATTGAAAGAAGATCAAAGGACTGTTTATTGGAACAACAAAACAAAAGAAAAAATAATTACAGTTCCTTACGGAGAGAATGCCTATAGTGCATTAGCGGCTTTTTTCAAAACTGACGAGGGTCTTGATGTACTGCAATCAATCAACAACAGCCTATAGTAAAATCATCCATATAATAGCTGTTAATTAGGGGTCGAATAAATCGACCTCTTTTTTTTTCGTACATTTGTAGCATGATAAATCATGTTAGAAATACCGTACTTACAGTTTTGAATAAAGAGAATAGAGGGTTTATAACGCCTGCTCAATTCAACTCATATGCTAAACACGCACAGCAGCTTTTGTTTAATCAATATCTGTCAGAATATTCAAGGATGTTAACTGCAAAAAATGCAAGACAAATATCTTCAGAGTTTATGGATAGAGAAGAGATTCTTATGAAAAGGCTTCAAGCTTTTACAAAGCAGTCTTCAGTAGCTCAAAGCTTATCTAAATATGACAAACCATCAGACTTGCAGTATATAATTGCCGTGAGACATTCAAACACGGATATAGAGCAAGTTCCAAGACACAAAGAAAGATTTTTGATTTCATCAAATCTAACATCACCTAGCAATACTTATCCTGTTTTTATTGATGAAGGAAGTACTATATCGGTTTTCCCAACGACAATAACAGGAAATGTAGATTTTACATATGTAAGAAACCCTAAAGATCCTAAATGGACTTATAATTTGATAGGAGAAAATCCTGTATTCAACTCAAGCAAATCAGATTATCAAGATTTTGAGATTGACCAAGATGAGTCTGTAAATTTAATTGTAGAAATATTAAAACTTACTGGTCTTACTATAAGAGAAACAGAAGTAACTCAAGTTGCCTCTGGATTAGACCAGGCGAACACTAATAAAGATTCTTAAATATGGCTTTGACAGATCAGCAATATTACGCATCGTCATCTAATTATGGAGGATCACAGTTTGTTTCTCTGAAAGATATAGTAAATAATTTTTACTTATTCTATGTTGGAGATGAAAAAGTGATTAATAATGTAAAAAGATACGATGTAGTTTTCCATGCAAAGAGAGCGATACAAGAGTTAAATTATGATGCGTTAAGAAATGTCAAAGCACTTGAGCTTGAGTTGCCTACGGACCTGAGGCTTGAAGTACCAAAGGATTTTGTAAAGCTAGTAAGATTATCTTGGGTTGACGAAAGAGGTAGATTGCATCCATTAATGGTTGATAATAATACAACAATCGCTCAAGCTTACCTGCAAGATAATGACTATAATATATTGTTTGACGCAGATGGTAGTGCTTTATCCGGAACAAGTTATATAGATACACAACTTTCATCAATAGAAAACACAACTCAAGATGCAGCTTCTTCTCTAAGCGATGAGTTCTTTGGCGGGAGGTTTGGTTTAGCTACTGGAATAGCAAACGTAAATGGAAGATATAATTTAGATAAACAGACAGGAGTAATAAGATTTAGTTCTGAGGTAAAAGGCAAGCATGTTGTTATAGAATATATATGTGATGGAATAGATTATTTAACTGAAGATCAAATTAAAGTCAATAAGCTAGCAGAAGATTTTATTTACAAACAAATTGCATATGATGTAATTAAGCACAAAATAAATGTTCAAGAATACATCGTGAGAAGATTAAAGAATGAATCTTTTGCTGCCATGAAAAACATGAAAATAAGACTTCTTGATATTCACCCTTTTGATTTAGTTCAAACATTGAAGGGAAGAAATAAGTGGATTAAATAATGAAGCTAAAGAGTGTATTCAGCTCCGGAAAGATGAACAAGGATCTTGACGAAAGACTTGTTCCTAAAGGAGAGTATAGAGATGCCGTAAACGTTAGGGTAGTAGGGTCTTCTGGATCTGATGTTGGAGCAGTAGAAAATTCTGTTTCTAATCAAGCTCTTACGCAATTAGACTTTGGAGCTAATGCTGTTTGTATCGGATCTATTGCAGACGATGCTAATAAAAAAATATATTGGTTTGTTAGATCTGACACAGGAAGTTTTGTTTCAGAGTATGATATTGAAAACGACTCATCCACATTTATACTTAAAGACACAAGGTCTTGGAAAACAAATGTTTTAAATTTTTACAAAACTAACTTTATTGAAGGAAACATTTTAATTGACATAGACAACGATAAGAGATTTTTGTTTTTTACAGATGGAATAAACCCTCCTAGAAAAATAGAAATAGAAAGCGCAAGGCTCATAGACTCCAACACATATACAAAGTTTGACTTAGATGTTATAAAACAACCTCCACTAAACCCTCCAGTAGTTACTCTTACAAATGCATCTCCGAACGAAAACAATATAAAAGAAAGATTTGTTTACTTTGGATATAGGTTTGAATATGTTCACGGAGAGTACAGCGCTCTATCTCCATTTAGCGAAGTGGCTTTTTTACCTGGAACTTTTTCTTTTGATTTTTCTACAGGATTAAATACTTGCATGGTAAATTCTTTTAGCTCTGCCAGCATTCAATTTGAAACTGGATCAAGTGATGTAGTTGCAATAGATTTAGTATTCAAAGAAAGCAACTCAACTAATGTATATGTTATAGAGTCTTTTAATAAAGAAGATGAGTTAATAAATAACAACTCTACACACAGTTACACTTTTGACAATAGTAAAGTTTACAAAGTTTTACCAGAAAAAGAATTACTTAGAGTATATGACAATGTTCCTTTGACTGCAAAAACACAACAGCTAATAGGCAACAGAATTGTATATGCTAACTATACTGAAAACTTTAATCTTGTAGATGCTAACGGAGATTCTATCGCATTCAACATCGCTCCTTCTTTAAACTCAACAGCAATATCTTCAGGTAACGTACAGAAAAGCGTTAAAACAAACGTAGATTATGAAATAGGAATGGTTTATCTTGATGATTATGGGCGATCAACTAGCGTCATAACTTCAAAGAACAGCAAGATAAATGTTCCTTTGAGTGCGTCAAAAACACACAACAGAATCAATGTATCAATAAATCACTTGCCTCCTGCTTTTGCAACTCATTACAGGATGTATGTCAAGCAAAGCAAGTCTACATATGAAAATATATCTCCTGCTATATTTCATTTTGAACCATCAACAGGATATTCATATATACTTTTAAATGGAAACGACAAGAACAAAGTAAAAGAAGGAGATTTTTTAGTTGTTAAAGCAGACACTAGAGGTCAGAAAACTAGTTTAGTCGAGACACAAGTTTTGGAAATTAAAGAACAAAACACAAACTTCTTGGCGTTAAAAGAAGATGCAAACTACCCTGGAGCAAATGATACTCCTATAGCTGAACAAGGAGGGGTTTATATGAAGATAAAACCTGTTGGATTTAGTTTTACGACAGACGATTATGAGAGGACTGAAATAGATGATTTTGATACTACAAGCAACAGGCTTAATGATCCTTTAGCAAACTCACAAGGGGGTAGCTCTTTTATAGAAGGGCCTAACGTCTATCCAGCAAGCGCAAGTACTTCTACGGCAGCTTCAATAACAGTTGCAGGTAACTACAATGTATCAAATCAATTTTCTAGAATTACTATTACAATAGATTCTGTTTCAGGATCAGGAGATACATTTACAACAACAGTAACGCAGCTTGATAATCAAACATCTACAAACCTAACAGTAACTGGTCAAGCTATAACACCAGGAGTACCAATATCAATAAACAATGCTGCAGGCGCTACCGGTCTTACCGTAGATTTTGCTTCATCAACTGGCCACACAGTTGGAGATAAGTGGACAGTAAACGCTAGACCCTCTACATTTTCATACTCAAGAAACAGCAAGGCTTTTGCTACAATCAGATCTTTTCCGAAAGCATCAGAAGATATTCCTTTAGGAACAGTTATTAATTTTACATATGATGAATACAATGAATCAGTTCAGTTTGTAACTCACGAGTTTGTTTCTGATAGAACATATGTTAATCTTGAGGAATGGTATCACGAAAGTGGTGCAAAAGCAACATTGACTGCCAGTATAGATGAGAGCAGAATATTTTTCGTTAGGGGAACTTATGGAGGAGACAGTTCTAATATAACAAACAATACAACGGATGACCTGCTAATGGTCATAAGATCTTTGGGAACACAAAATAACGATTTTGATAGCAAGGTTAAAGTCAAAACAAATGTCATATATCTTGAAAGACAAAGCACAGATATTCCTACGTTTGAAACCAGAGCTGAAGATAAAAATGACGAAGTGTTTTATGAGCTTCCGAAGACATATCAAATTACAAATGGTTATCATACAGTTGGATCTCCTGGCACATCACAAACACACCTTGTAGCTGCCAGTTTAACTTTAGAATTTTTTAACTGTTTTTCTTGGGGTAACTGTATAGAGTCTTATAAAGTAAAGGATGATTTCAATGCAAAGTTTTTTAAATTAGAAAACAGACCATCTGCAAATCTCAAAGATTACAAAAAAAATCACAGAACGACATCGCTTACTTACAGCAATGTCTATGATCAGACCACAAAATATAATGGCCTTAACGAATTTAATCTTTCGACTGTTAATTATAAAGATCTTGACGATTTCTATGGAGAAATTAGCAAGATAGTTTCTAGGGAAAATGATCTAACTGTTTTTCAAGAGAACCGTGTAAGTAAAATTTTATTCAACAAAAACGTATTGTTCAATGCAGACGGCACAGGAAATGTTTCATCAACTAGCAGTGTCCTTGGACAAGACGTACCATATCTAGGAGAATATGGAGTTACTTCAAACCCTTTTGCTGTCACCTTGTGGGGTGGTAGAATATATTTTGTTGACGAAAGAAGACGAGTAGTTTGTAGATTATCACAAGATGGCATCACTCAAATATCAGACTTTGGTATGATTGATTGGTTCAATGATAATTTAGGAACAACCCTGCCGCCTCTTGGAATAGGATCTTATGACCCTAGAGATAGGCAATATTCTTTGTCTTTAAAAGGGACTCAAGAAGAATGGAGAGAAGACCAAGTTGAATGTGAAATACTTTATGATTCTGGTGATTTTGATTCTGATGGAATTGTAAATTCTCTTGATCCAGACGATGATAATGATGGGACTCCAGACACTCAAGATGCCTTCCCATTTGATGCAAGTGAAACTACAGACTCAGACGGAGACGGTATTGGTGATAACGCAGATACCGATGACGATGGAGACGGAATACTTGATACTAACGAAAGTAGTGTTGCAGCAAGAACAAACGCTAACGAAGAGCTTACTTTAGATACTGACTCTGATGGTATTTTAGATTTTGCGGATCCAGATGATGATAACGATGGATTAAGTGATATAGAAGAGGCAGCTCTAGGTACGAATCCATTACTTGCAGACACCGATAGCGACTCTGTAAATGATAAAGATGATGCATTCCCAACAAATGCTTCAGAATCAGTTGATACAGATGGAGACGGTATAGGAAATAATGCAGATCCAGACGATGATAACGATGGAGTATTAGATTCATCTGACGCTTTCCCGTTAGACTCTAGTGAAACCACAGACACAGACTCAGATGGAGTTGGAGACAATGCAGATCCAGACGATGACAATGACGGTATTCCAGATGTAGATGAAGTTGATACAGATAGAGAACCCCCTGTAGATGATATAGATACTGACGATGATAATGACGGAGTTTTAGATGTAAATGATGCTTTCCCATTAGATCCTACCGAGACAACCGACACAGATTCTGATGGCACGGGAGACAATGCTGATACTGACGATGATAACGATGGGGTTTTGGATACACAAGACGCATTCCCTCTTGATCCAACAGAAACCGTAGACACAGACTCGGATGGGACTGGAGATAATGCAGATACGGATGACGATAATGACGGAGTTTTAGACACTCAAGATGCATTCCCGCTTGATGCGACAGAAACTACGGATACAGATTCCGATGGGATTGGGGACAATGCAGACACAGATGACGATAATGATGGAGTTTTAGATGTACAAGATGCGTTTCCATTAGACTCAACGGAAAGTGTGGATACAGATAGCGATGGCATCGGTAACAACGCAGATACGGATGATGATGGAGACGGAGTAGCTGATTCAAGCGATGCTTTCCCATTAGATCCAACAGAAAGTGTTGATACAGATTCCGATGGAATAGGAGATAACGCTGACACGGATGATGACAATGATGGAACGCCCGATACGTCAGATGCATTTCCACTAGATCCGTCAGAGACAACTGATACAGATGGTGACGGAACAGGCGATAATGCAGATACAGATGATGACAATGATGGCACTCCAGACTCTTCTGATGCGTTTCCGCTAGACGCAACTGAAACTACAGACACTGACAGTGATGGTGTTGGGGACAATGCTGATACTGATGATGACAATGATGGGGTACTTGATAGCGCAGACGCTTTTCCTTTAGACGCAACCGAAACTACAGATACAGATTCTGATGGTATCGGAGATAATGCTGATTTAGATGATGATGGAGATGGGATAAGTGATGCTTATGAAACACAGCTAGGAACAAATCCTTTAGACAGCACAGATACTCCAACAGATACAGATTCTGATGGCATACCAAACGCCATAGATACAGATGATGACAATGACGGGACTCCAGATACCAGTGATGCTTTCCCTCTTGATTCTACAGAAACAACAGATAGCGATGGAGATGGTACGGGAGATAACGCCGATACAGATGATGATAATGACGGAGTTTCAGATGCAGATGAAATAGCTGCAGGAACAGATCCTTTGGATAGTACTAGCACGCCTCCGGACACAGACGGAGATGGAACTCTAGACTATTTAGATACGGATGATGATAACGATGGAGTCTTAGATGTGAATGATGCTTTCCCACTAGATGCCTCTGAAAGCGTAGATACCGATGGAGATGGTATTGGTAATAATGCCGACACGGATGATGATAACGATGGGCTAACTGATGCTCAAGAAGCAACAGCTGGGACAAATCCATTGCTTGCTGATACAGACAGCGACTTTATAGTTGATTCTGTTGACCCTGATCCTTTAGATTCGTCTAATCCAACAGTGAGTGATACTTCAGGTTCAGGAAGAAGCTCTTCTTGCACTACGCCAGAAACGCATCACTACTTTCCAAATGCTCAACCTCTTTATGGATCAGGCAGCAGCACTTCTAACAGTTCCTACAGACTATCGGGAGACTTTTATAACGACAATGTTACTCAGACAGATTCAGCTTTATCAATTATCCCCAAAGGGTCTTCGGCAATCACAATAGGCGACAACATATATCTAAGTACTACAGCATCTGGAGGCGCAGGAACTGTTTTAATATCTTCTCTTAATTTAACAGACACTCCTAAATTTAACGATGGGATTAACGGAAACTCTGTTGGATTAACATTTAATGACAGGCTTATTACAAAAGCAGCAGCTGTAGCTGCAGGTTACACGATAGGAATAATGAGAAACCAAGATGAGTCTGTAAGACCTTTGACTGGTCAAAGTGTAAATGATATACCTGATGATGCAATATTACAAGCACACACTACTGATCTTGGAACAAATCCAAACAATGGTTTTCCAGCACCAAACAACGTAAACAGTGCGGTTGCAATATGTGTGCCTATAGGATTTAAAGAAATTACAATTTTAAGATCAGTAAATACAAATTTACGAGACACAAGTTCAAACAATGATCAATTACATCCAAGTTTAGTAAATACATTGCATACTCATTGCGGTGACCTATGGTTTGAGGTAACTTCAGGATTAAGTTCAACTCAACAACCAATAACTACAGGCACTGACTCTACAGGTTTAAATGGACCTGTTCAAGCGGTAGCTAATCAATCTCTAACATTCCCTCAAGTAACCGCTTATACCGAACCTAGTGGACAAAGTACTGTTACATTTTCAGATAAATATCAAGAAGTAGATGGAGGAGATGCCTTTAAGGTGTCCGGCGTAACATCTATATCAGGGGGACTTAGTAGCTTCAACACAAGAATTGGACCCCTATTTAGACAGCACGGATTTAATCAAGAAACAATTAAAATCCACACATATTATAATACGCTTCCCCCTGTTACTGTAAATATTAAAAACAGAGATTTTGGACAAACATATAGCAATACAGCTCAAATAGTCGCTTCAGCACCATCAGGAGATATAGGGTCTGGAATTACTATTGACTCAAATGGAAATATTTTAGTGACCTCAATGGGTAGTACAACTTACGCTTCTTCTGTTTCTCACCCTGACGATTCTTCTATTGTCATAGGAACAGGAACTAATTTCAAAGCTCAATTTATAAAACTTGATACATTAGGAGATTTACAATGGGAACTTCAAAGAACAGGGTCTGGCAATAACAATACTTATCCAGCTACTATCGGTAAAACAGAATCTAGCCCTGGATCTAACAGCACTACAGGATCTGCACTGCCTTTTAGTCAATGGGGTGATACTACAGTTATAACAAATGGAACTTCCACTTTAAATGCCAATGCTGGGTTAAAGCTCATAGGCGGATCTTTCTTTGATAAGTTTGCTAATGTAAGCGGAACTGTAGATGCTACAATTACAATAGTAAAAACTGTTATAGATTTTGTGCCAAAATATGGATTGTTAATTACAACAAGCAGCACACCACCTTCTATTTCTAATGCAGTTACGTCAATATTTTACGAAAGAGTCTATTTTAACAACACGCTAGAACCATTTATTGGTAAAACTTTAACTATTGACAATACAATATCAACCTCTGGTTATTTTACAGGACAACCTCAAACTACAAGATACACAACTAATTTTAATAATGTTAATGACTTTGCGTTCCTAACGTTTACTTCAAGTACTTATACTGGTTCTGGATGTTTAAATGTAGGGGATTCGTACATCATAAGCGGAACAGATGGCACAAACTCTTTCTCTGGTACTTGGGAGATAGTAGATGGCTCACAGAATATGGCACAAGGAAAAGCAGTCACTCAAATGATTGCTAGCATTTGGAGCTGTGGAACCGGTGGAAGTTCTAATGCTCTAGCTTCTAGCCAAGCTAACCACCAATATTGGTTTATATCAAGGGTTGATTCAAATGGGGTTGATCATAGTGCAGCGATGGAAAAGTTATCTAAAGAGCTAAGCCTAAGCGGTACAACTAATCCAAATTATTCAGGCAATCAACCAACAATAACATTTGGAATAAATCCTTCTCCTTAAATTTTATTTGGATGTAAGATAAAAATATATAGATATGAAGTTTAGATCAGGATATAAAGTAGTTAAAACATTAAGAAAATACATAAACGGTAAGCCTACAAACATTACCAAAAACAATGTCTCTGGCCAGCCAGATTATATTGAAAAATATTTATCTGATGATTGCCCTGTAAATCCGCTGCCTTCTGGAGTGACACAAACAACAACTACTCCTGCAGCGCCTAGCATGCCAAACCCAACGCAAACAGGTACAAACAACTACACTGTTTCATTTAGCGAATATGTAAAAGGCTGGACTTCTTTTCACTCTTGGATACCAGAGTCAATGGTAAACATGAATGGAGATTTTTTTACATTTAAAGACGGGCAACTATACAAACACCATGCCAACGATTTAAATAGAAATACTTTTTATGGGGCTGCATATGATACTGAGCTAGAGTTTGTATCCAATGATGGTCCATCTGACGTAAAAATATTTAAAACAGTAGAGATTGAGGGAGACACAAAAGATTTTGATGTTACAATTACAACTGATTTAGATTCTGGGCATATTAATAAAAATTCTTTTGAGAAAAAGGAAGGCTTCAATTACGCATATATCAGAAGAAATACAAATGACGAAGTAAAACCAGAACTCCTTTCTGTTCAAGGTATAGGTTCAGTTGTTTCTATACCAACAGCGACAACAGTAAAATTTTCTTTAGTTCCTTCAGAGATTTCTGTAGGAGATGCGCTGTATAAAACAACCGGAGCTTCTACTTTTACAAAAATAGCAGACATAACTGCAATAAATAAAGAAACAAACACATTAACTGTGTCAAGCACAGGAGCGGCAGTTAATGATTATTGCTTTGCAGCAAAACCTCCAATAGCTGAAAGCTTTGGGCTAAAGGGATATTTTGCAAATATTAGAATAAAAAATAATAGCACATCTAAAGTTGAGGTATACTCTGTAAATTCAGAAGTAGCTAAAAGCTTCCCTTAATATTTAGTATATTTGCATTAGTGAAATTTAATTTAAGAGCAATACAAAATCAGGACTATGAAAAAGTCCTTTTAAAATGGTGGAAAGATTGGGGATGGGAAGCACCCCCAAAAGATTTTCTACCAGAAACGGGCATAATTGTTTCAAAAAATGGAGTTGACATTTGTGCTGGATTTATTTACCTTACAAACTCAAAAGTTGCTTTGACAGAGTTTGTAGTGTCGAATAAAGAATATAGAGAAAAAGACAGAGGCAAGGCTTTAGATTTTCTTTTAGATTGTCTACTTGCTTTGGCAGAACAAAATGGGTGTAGATATGCTCATGTAATATTGAAGAATGACAGCTTGATTAGACGGTATAAAAAAGCTGGATATATTTTATCAGACAAAAAAGTAACCGAAATGTTAAAAGTATGGCAATAGCAACCGGAACAGCAATAGCAATAGGGGCTGGTGTTGCGGCTGCAGGAGGGGCGGCACAAGCTATATCAGGTGCTGCAAGAGCTAGAAGAGCAAAGAAAGCTATAGATAGTTTCCAAAGACAAGATCTTAACAATGCCTTTACTGATATGCGTGTTTCTACTTTAGGAGCAGAACTACAAACAGAAGAAGCACAAAGAAGATTTGCTACATCAGTTGATGCCTTGGCATCTGGAGGTGTAAGAGGATTAGTTGGAGGTTTAGGAAGGCAAGAGCAACTTCAGCAACAATCACAAAGAGCTATAGCTGCTGGACTAGATATGCAGCAAACACAAATCGACAGACTTAGAGCACAAGACGAGGTCAGGCTAAGGGAAATGCAAGAAGGCAGGGAAGTGCAGCAGTTAGGCGCTCTTTATGGAGAGCTTGCGGCAGGAAGACAAGGATTTCAGGCTGGTCTTAGTTCTATTGTACAAGCTGGTGGTTCTTTGGCTGCAGGCAGTATGAACCCAACAGAAATAGGCGGTCCAAGAGCAAAAGATCTTACGGCTTTGGCAAGCACTGCTCCTGCTGCAAACCTAATACAACAGGGACAAAACCCATTAGCTCCACTACCAATAGCCGCACCGGCAGGATTAAGCCAGGCACAAATTACATCTGGTCTGCAGGATGCGATTAGAAGAAGGAACCTATAGCCATAACAAAATAATAAGATGAGTAGAAATTTTGATACATTTTTTAGAGCGGCTTACGAGGCAAACAAGCCTGTTGATCTAGGCTTTGGTGATGCTTTAGGTAAAATGGTTGACAGAAAAATTCAGGTTGATGAAATAAATCGTGAGAATGAAAAGATAGCTTTTGAAAGACAAAAAGAATTTGAGAAAGCTAGAGCTGAGTTCAAGACTAAGATGAGCGAAACTTATGATCAATTTGTTTATGAGGACCAGTTTGATGACACAGGGTTGACAGACTTAGACAATGCTGCAGCCAAACTACAAGGAGAAATAAGAGATGTTTACGAGTTGAATGAGTTTGCTTTTAGGAATGGTTTTATAGATGAATCTCAACTAACGGTAAGGAATAATAAAGTTAAGGGTCAAGTAATGCAGTTTAAAAACTTGACAGGGGACATAAACAAATATTTAGCAGAGGCTGATAAGCTCGAAAAAGAAGGCAAGGGTAGCGTTCTAAACGATATGAAAACAAAATTATTAGATGAGTTTTCAGGTAACGTAAAATTTGGAGCTGGATTAGATGGACTTACAATGTCTACAAAAGACGCTGAGACAGGAGAAACTAAGTCTATAAACATGGGTCAGTTTAAAAAGCTGATCACTACAAGCGAAGGAGTTGACACTCAAAAAGACATTGATGATATTATAGATTTGGGTGGCTTTAATGAATTTGTTACAGGTAATAAAAAGATTAAAGACTTTACTTCTATACTAGATAACTTTGATAAAGAAGGAAATGTTTTTGATGTAGCATTATCTGGTAAAAGTGATGAACAACTGCTGGATATGATGTATAAATTAAATTTAGCGGATGATGATCCAAAAATGGCTGCAAGTAAAGGGCAAAGATTAGTGCAGGGTGAGGATATATTTTCTTTTAAAGCTACAGAAGAAGATAAAACTAAAATTAAAAAAGCATTAAGAGATGAGACTTTGAAGCAGCTTGAGCTGAAAAGACAGCAAGCTTTTTATGAAGATCCTAAAGCTATAGTGGCTTATAGAAACAAGTTGGATAAACAAAAGGATCCCATTCATACCCAGGGAATGGAGAAGAGAAAAGTTACAATAACCAACGCAGACGGAACTGTAACAGAAGAGGAAAACAGTTTTGACACATACATGCCTAAAAGAATACCTGGCAAACCATCTGGTATTAACATAAGCTATGCACTAAAACAATCAGAGGCTGGTTCGGGCGAAAGCGCATTTGTCTCTGGGTTGTTAAAAAAGATGAACGACAACTTAAAGCCTGGACAGCAAACAGTTGGTGTTGATGCTGTTAAAAAAGCTACCTTACTTCAGGGAGAAAGAAATAAAAATACTGGACAATGGACTTTTAGAGTAGGAATAGATCTTACTGAAGGAATACCATATAATCAAGTCGGATCAGCACCAGTTGAGTATGAAGGAGGATCTTACGCAGATGTTATTGAAATTAATCCTGGTAGCCTAAAAGAAATAAACATGTTTTATCAAAATCTAACAGGAAAACAATTAAGCAATACATCCCAGCAAGAGTTTTTAAAATCACTAGAAGCCAAGAAAGAAGCAGGTAAAGATTTGACTTCACAAGAGGCAGCTGAATTAAGAAAATCTAACCAATTTGGGTCTTTGATAAATTCAAAATTAAAAAGGTAAAAGATGACTGGCGAACAACAAACAAATGATCCGAAAAATCCAACGCCACAAGTAGATTTGGGTTCCTCTAGGCCTGGGATGGAGTTTGACTCTGTCTTAGATATTGTTTGGAGCGGTATGCTTGACACAGGATTTTCAGGGAGCCGAGGAGAATTTTTTACTCTTTTATGTACAGACCCAGAGGTCTTAGATTTGTCATTTGATATGATGTCTAGCACTGGTTTTAAAGGAACTAAAGATGAATTAGCTGGACTGTTAGGAATAGTAGATCCTGAGCCTGTAAAAAAAAAAGAAGATACGGATTTAAAATTAGAGGATACTTCTTCGGAGTTACCAAAGATTGAAGTTCCAGAGGTAAAGACAGGGACAACTGCCGAAACAGACATAATAGATCCTGAAGAAGAAATTTACAATAAAGCGGGTAAAGGTGAGGCTTTCTTAAATTTTTTCTCACAAAACATAGATGCTGGATTAGCTCAAGGAAACAGCGTAAGCGAAGTTGTTGAGTTAATGAAACAAGGTAAAAATTTTACACCAGAAGATGTTGATGAGCTAATCAAGTCTGCCGAACAGATGGAAAATCTACCTCCATCTGAAGAAATGATAAAGTTTACAAAAGCTGTAGAGGAAAACGGAGGAGACAACTTTGCGTTTTTAAAAACCCTTGCAGATTTTGATGACGATGTAAATTCTTTTAAAGTTTTAGCAGAAACAGGGATAAGAAGTTTTGTTGGAATGGGAAAGGCAGCTTACGAGGAGCCCCTCCTTACAGCAGGAGGAGGTGTTGTTGGTATCGCTGGAGGACCAACAGGAACTGTAGTGGGAGCTATGTCTGCAGCAGGAGGTCTGATGGAAACTTCTGTTTCTTTTATAGAGTTCCTTAAAGAAGAATTAGGAGACAAAGATTTCAATAGAGAGAATGTTATTGAAATACTTAACGATGACGAAAAAAGAAAAAG